GCCAGCCAATCCTGTCTCTCCAGATGGTGTAGCTCCGGTGACGGGTCCTTGTTGTTGTACAGGCAATCCAGTGCCGCCGCGAACTGACTTTCGTCTAGCTCCAGCACCCTTCGGTACTTCTCCTGTAAATATTCCTCTTCCAGCATCAGGAGCGAATGTAGCAGGGACAGCAACCGGTTGGCGAGTAGGAGGGCGATATGCAGGAGGTTGAGTGACAGCACTGCCCACGGTGGGAACGGTTGGTTCCTCACGCTTAGCAAATTTACTTGGCGCTTCAGGCTCAGCAATCGCCTGCTGAATTTTCTTAAAGAGCTTCGTGTTTTTCTGAACTTGTGCGTTTAGTTTAAATGCGTTGGACTTTGGGTCTTGTCGAGCCGCCTTCACTTCGCCAAAGCGCGATTCAAACTCCTGCAGGATTTCAGGCGATACACCGCGAGCAAGAGCGGTTTCACGAAGCTGGGCCAGTCCAGCGTCATCGAGGCTTTCCCACTCAGCGATGGCGGGGCCACGGACTTTCTTTCCGGTAGGGGCCGGGGCAGCAGGGGTGGTAGTAGGCGGAGCTTCCCCGCTTACTTGCTCAAAGCCACCGAGCATCTGCGTCAGATTGACTTCACCAGCAGTGACTTCTTGCTGCGGACCTCCCGTCAATGTTTTGACAGGCTCGGTTTCGGTTGTAACTGTCTCAGGCTCAGCTTCTTTGACCTTGTCTGCAGCCCGCTTACGGAGAATGTCTTCCGCCTCTTGGCGCTTGGCGGCGTTCTCAAATACTCCAGACACACCACCGATACCACCACCGAAGATTGCAGCAGCGGCACCCGCCTCGAAGTATTCACCACGCGCATCGGCATCAGACAGGGAAAGCCCGGACTGCCAGCGTTCAAGCATGGACTGAGCGATTTCTTGCGGGATCTCAAAGGCCACGCCCTTGCCGATGCCAGTTACAACTCCTTTACCGGTGGAAAGGGCTTTGTTGTTAAGAGCATCGACCAAAATGTCTTCGGTTTCTTTGGCAGTTTTTTCCGCGCCTTCGCCAACCAAATTGTTGAGCAGTGGGAACTTACTAAACAGCGGCTTGAAGAAATCGAATCCAATTTGATCCAGTTTGGTCTGGCCGTATGCAGCCACCAAGGCTTTCGGCAGGCTGGTTGCTTGAGGATCTTCACCTGCATCAATCTGTTCTTGTTGAGTTTGAGCCTGACGAGTCAGGTTGTCGATTGCGTACTGAGCACCGAGAACACCATAACCAGCCAACTTTGCTGGACCCGGAGCCTTCGTCAAAATTTTGGCAAGGCCAGCAGCCGCACCCGGAGCAGCGAGATAACCCGCCATCGCACCGCCCGTACTCTGCAGCCAGTCTACAAAGTCTCCAGCACTACTAACTTCCGAAAGAGGAAGGGCTTGGTATTCAGACTCGGTTGTCTTGAGTAAATCCTCACGAGCAGCAGGACGTGCTTCACCTTCCGCTACGCCAAACCGAGCAGCCTCCGGCAGTCCGAGCAAAGTACCTGCGGCTTCTTTAGCTGAGGAGAAAAACCCAGCACGTTCTTTAGGTGTTTCAGCCGCGCCTTCTTCAGGTGCTGGGGCCGGAGTTTGTTCACCACGCAACGCACGATAAGCCTGAGCGACCGCTTTGAATTCTGGTGTTTCAATTTTGTCTTGGTTCTCCATCAGGTACTGGGCGTACCGTACCAAGCGCGATTCATTGTCAGGCTGGGGCGCTTCTTGAGCAGGCTCTTCAAAACGAGTGTTGAGCGGCAGAGCAGCAATCTGTTCCGTCGTCATGCCCGTGAGTTTGGCGATGCGAGGAGCTTCCTCCATCGGTACCACTTCAGGTGCAGCTATGGGCTGCTTCGGATTCTCCGTCACGCCCGGGGCGAGTTCTTTCTGTCCACTCGCGGACTGCGCTGCCATCAGGTATTGGTCTGGCGCGTAGGGGTCTTTGCCGTTCTCATGGGCGACGATGGCAGAGCTAAGCTTCGCCAACATGTTTGGGTCTTCAAGATCTAAAGGCTGTGTCGGGTCGATACCCAACTTCTTAGAGACCGAGTTGATGTACGCAGTCGTGTTGTTTTCAGTGGCCGGTGCCCACCGAGGGATGATGTCCTCGACAGTCTGCAGACCGTACTTACGAGCGTAGTTGAGAAGATTTAAAGACAACGCCCGGAGACCATGCTCCGGGGTTTGGAACGTCTCGAACCGCTCGTCTTCTCCCGCTATCTTTCCGAGCCAAGGGATGTCAGAAAGAACGATGTTGCCCGGATTGTTATTCCGAAGCCCACGCGGGAGATCTGCCATAGTTACTTCCCAGTGCCAAGTGCCATATCCACGATGGCGTCAGTCGCAGAAAAGTCGAGGTCGCCACTGGCCGGATTGTACTGAATTCCAGCCATGTAGGACGGAATTTGCATATTCATCTGTACTCGTTGCCGGATCAAATTGTTCATTTCAGTGAGGGCGGCCTGCTGCTCTTTCGGGTTCTTCGCCTGCGTAGCCTGCGCGTACTTTATTTGGGCGGCCATATAGGCCGGAGAGTCAGCGACTTCTTTTTGTGCTTGAGCCATCAACTGGCTCTGCGCTCGTGTTTGAGCATTTTGCAGAGACGCAGCGGTTTTAATACCCAACGCTTCTCGGGCGTATTCCATTTGTTTCTGAACAATCATCAAGCCGCGAGCATTGTCATTGGCCTTCTCAGCACGAGCCTGAGCGTCATTGAACCGTTTCAATGCCAAACCACGAAGATCACCACGTGAAGCTTCACGCAGTTGCTCCATATCCAACGTGAACTTGTCGAGTTCCTTCTGAGCCTTTTCTCGCTCTTGACCAAGGAACTCTTGAGCCTTCATGTAGCCACCAAGACCCTCAACCGCAGCGGCAAGGAACTTCTGCGACTCATTACCGGGCTGTCCACCTTTAGCAGCCTGCTGAGCCATCGCGAGACCTGCGGCCACGAGCGCACGACCAAAGTTGGAGTCTTTGCTCTTCTTGAGAGCCTCCATGCGCTCCGTCTTGATGCGGTCGCCTTCGGTAAACATTTTGCTGTAAGGGCCAGTGCCCTCTGCTTCAGCGCGTTTGAGGAGTTTTTGAAATTCGTCGTCTTCCTTAACCGCGTAGTTAAGAGTGGCGCGAGCCGTCTCAATCGCAATCGGAATATCAAACATGCCGCCACGAGGTTTAGCCGCAGGAGCCATACCGCCAGAGGGTTTTGGCTTAACTGCAGACTTCTCTTCCGGTTTGGCTTCGGCCTTTCTCTCTGCAGCACGTTCAGCTTCACGATCTCCAAAGATGCCGAGAGTGGCACCAGAGAAAAATGAGCTAAACATGTCGCCGATGTCGCTCGGTTTCGGTGCAGACTTCGTGGAGTACGCAATACCCATCGGACCAGCCGAAATAACCGGACCCGTGTCAGCACCTTCACCACGCTGTGCTTCAGCCCGCTCGCCTACGTCAGAGATCATCGCACCGACGCCACCAGCAACGGCAACCGGACCTAATGCAGCGAGGCCACGACTAATTCTTCCCGGCTTTTTTACATCAGGTGTAGCCGTCGTAGGTCGTCTATCCGTAACAACATCCCGCCCCGAAGTTCTATCCACAGTGACATCAGGTCCGGGTAGCCCTCTAATACCGCTCGACTGTCCAGCACGATATGCGGTGGCTTCACGTTGCACTATGCTCGGGCGGTCAGGGTATACCAATCGGCCCCCTTCTATTTTGGCTCCTTCAAGGCGTTTTCCAGAGGCTTGCCTAAACGTACCGTCTTCTAGTTTGTGCCAAAGATTGCCTTTGTCATCGACAATATTTGTGACGACACGCTTTCCTTCCGGAACGTCTTCAATCAATTCCGGATAATTCTCAAGGCCAATACCGTAACTACCCAGCCCCATTCTTCCTTCGGCTGCTTTTTGCCGCATCATCTGCATACGGATTTGCTCCGGAGTCAGGCGCGGCATCATGTCATCGACGAGGTCACCTGAAGCAAACGCAACAATTCCCCCCTTGTTAAATCCCGGTTGAAACCCTGGAGTCGGGAGGTTCGCGATGCCTTGGTAGGCTTGGTTCAATTGATCCCGGATCGTCATCTGGGGAGGTTTGCGCTGCATCTGCCGCAACTGTGAAGCCTGAGCCATCATGGTCTCAAGGTCGGGAGAAATACCATCGAGCAAAAGCTGCTCTGTATAGGCAACGGCTTGATCTGGCGGCATACCGCTAGATTGTTTCTGCTGAACTGATGCTTCGGCGGCACGGCCAAGGGTGCTAATCGGTCCCATCATGGTGAACTACCTCCGAATCCGCCCAACAGTCCACCAAATCCCGCAAGACCCAGACCGCCGACGATGCCGCCCAAACTTGGGGGAGCTTGATAGCGTTGCTGAATCGCAGCAGACGACGGCGTACCCCGGAGGATATCCGAGAAGAAGCCCAACTGCTGGAACGGCAACTGCTGCTCGTTGAGGAACTGCTGGTAACGGCTGGCAAGATCCTGCTGGCCCAACGCCTGAATCTGAGATCCAGCGCCAAGCTGAGCCTGATTGATACCCATCTGCTGACCGTACTGCTGCTGACCAAGACCGCCCAGAGTTCTAGCGGCATCCAATTGCTGCTGAAGCCCCGAGAGGCCAAGTCCTGCACCGAACTGGCGAGACTGCTCACCTAGCTGAGCACCGGCTAAACCATACTGTGCCCGCATCGACGCATCTTGTGCAGCCTGAGCTTGAGCCTGCTGGAAGGCGTTTTGAAGCCCGGTCGCTTGGATTCCGCCAAGCTGGTTCTGAAGATTGCGCTGTGCTTCGGACTGCATGAGAGCCTCACGAGTGCCCCCCTTAGCCCCAGCACGAGCCGCCGCAGCCCCTAATCCCGGAAGCTGTCGAGCATAGTCCTGAATTGCTTGGCTTTTCTGCTGTTCAACTACGCCCTGCATATAGGGCGACATATACGATTGGATGCCGCCGGGCTGTTGAAACGGAGAAGAATAAAACTGCTGCTGTGCCATCGGACCATACTGTCCAGCACGTTCAGCACGGAGTCCTGCTAAACCGGCCAAACCCGTAGCCTGACCCAATTGAGCCGCCGGACGCATACCAGCAACATCCAAGAACGCTTGTTCTTGCAAAGGGTTGAACTGCTCAACCATCTGGCCTTGATACGGCTGAAACCCACGGCGAGAGAGCTTTTCGGCTTCACCAAGCAGACGCTCAGCGTAGCCTTTAGCCCAGTCCGGGATATTGGAAGTAATTTGTGTCGTTTCGGTCGGGGTAGCCATTTTTAACTCCTATTAGGCGGGCATGTAGTTCCGGGCTTCTACTTCCGGAGCCTGCCTCTCACGACCGGTACGCGCTTTGCGAATCCGGTCCATCATTGCGTAAAGTTGTTTTGCACCCGCATCGGTCGAACCGTTGCCAAGGTGAGATACCACATCTGCCGGAATCACGAACTCCCCATCCGCGAGTCTAGCTTCTTGGTGTCCACCGATGTTGGCTTTGATGTCATCAGACATCCCGTCGCCCCGCCCATTCACGAGCTTACCGCCAACCGCGTATTGCTGCAGGGAGCCAAGACCGCCTTGAGCGTAGCCCGGAACATAGCCGCCAGCAGCAAAGTCAACAGCTTCCGGTATTGTTACTGAGTAGTCCGGTTCATACCCTTCTTCAGACTCTGTCGGATTAATCAAATCCCGCAGGGTGTAGTTCTGCCCAGAAGTCCACGGAATAGCCGAGCCGCCCCCGGCAGGCGCAGAAGTTGTCGGCGGAGGCTGAACCGGCTGGTCCGGCACTTCCGTAATGGTGTAGGTAGCTTCTTTCTCTTTTTCCTTCGGCGGTTCTTTCTTGAAGAAATACTTGTACGCTTCGTAGGCAAGGGCCACTTCTGGAGAAACCTTTGACAGCAGTTCAATCAAATTTGTACCGGCTTCCGCTGCTTTACTCGCCGCATCTTTATCGCCTTCTTTTTCAGCCTTCTGCTGCGCCTCAAAGTTCTTCAGGATCTCATCGACAATAGGCTTGCTCGCATCGGCCACTTGTTCAGTGGTCTGCGGATTGATGAAGCCAAGCTCAACAAAGTCATATCCAAACGGGTTTTCCTTAGTGGAAATATACCCAGTACGCGCTGGAAACGACGACCCAGTGGGGGGAGCTACGCTAGCTGGAGCACCCGCGTAGTCAGAGGTAAGGGCTTCTTTGTCAAACACTTCAATTGATGTTTCAGTGTCTTGATCCGGAGGAGGTTTTTTCTTCGGTAACCCAGTGCCCGGCACGACGCTAGCCGGAGCACCCGCATAATCAGTAGCAATGGTTTCCGGATCAAACACTTCGATAGAAGTCTCGGTTTCTGGCTCCGTTTCTTCCACTTTAGTGTCGGTTTCAGTGCCCGGAACAAAAAATTCTGGTGGTGTACCAAACAGGTCACCCAAATCCCCCGGAGTTGCTCCCGGAGCCACTGAACTAGGTGGCGTTAAATCTTCCCTCGGCTTAGGAGGAGCCGGAGGAGCCGGTGGCTGTATGAAATCAATCGGAGTGCCGGTTACACCATCAGCATACGGATCAGTGCCCGGAGGGGTTACAGTCCCACCAGATCCGGGGCCGCCGCCCCCACCGCCGCCACCGCCACCGCCAGTATCTGTACCCGGACCATAAGGCTGATACGGTCTCTTCAATCGCGCTCGCAATGCATCCAAGTACGCCTGCAGGGCAGAAGTATCCCGAGGCGCGGTGTTAGGGGGGACTAGCAGGCTTTCGTAGTAACCTTTAAGTCCCGTTCGGTCCTGCGTGATAGTCTGAGGGAGTACGGCACCCGGAGACACCATAACCTCGCCGCCGTCAGCAAACCGCTCATCGCCCTGAAACACCATGCCACCATCGGCGTAGCCCGGATACTTGTCCGCGAAGTAGCCCGGTTTAAATAGCCACTCACCGTAGCCCTTGCCGTAGTTCGGGTTGTAGTCGCCCGGGATGTAGTAACGGGGCTTGGTCATCTGACCGCCCTTCATGTCACCCTCATCGTAATCCGGGGTCAGCATGGTCTGGAGGCCCATCGACGTAGCGTATTTCGACGCCATCTTGCCGAACGGACTCGTATAACCGCCCTCCAGCCCAGTCGTAAACGCCTTGCGTCCTTCCTCGGTAGCAAGACCCTTGATCCCCTCGAAGATTCCCGACTTGCTCGGCTTAGGGGTTACTGGGGATATGGCAGGAAGCGGAGTGGTAGTCTGCGGTAGTCTGACGCCGAAAGTCTGTTTATCCGTATCGGGCTTAGTCAGATCACCGTAGTCCAGCAACTCCTCTTCTTTCAGGCCCAACTGCTGCGACAAAGTCTTAGGAGGAGCCATCCGCACTGCAGCAGCCCGACGTAAACCCTCGCTGATGTTTGATCCACTGTAGGCACTGAACCCAGCGTTTAAACCCTTCTTGAAACTTCCTTCAATTAATCCAGTCGCCGTACCCACGAGGGCACTCGTAGCGGTCGAGCCAAGACCCGGAAACACCCGATTGAGGGTAAATCCTGCGATTGCAGGAAGAAGATTCTTCAGCCAACCGGCTTGTAATAACCCCGTGTTGGGATTAACCGACAGTGAACCGCCCGTAGCCTGAGCAAGCGCCTGCAGTCCCCGGACTTCCCCCGGAGTCATGTGAACAAGAACTTTATCTTCCCCCTGCCCCTGAGAAGCAAGAAGGCCAGCCAGCCCGGCCATATTAGGGTTTCGATTCATACTTCCCTCACGGGGTCAAGTTCGGTAGATAGTATCACTCGTTGGCCTCGTAATTCGACACCCAAGTGACGGTCAGGATGATGGACGGGATGCCCGGATAATTACTGGCTGCTGGCTCGGCAAGGATGATCATTTTGTCTTCAGGGGACTGCCAAGCCAATTCAAAATAGTCCCCGGCCTGCATTACAAGAAGAAAGTTCCAAGCAGCCACTTCTGCTTCAGCATTGCCTTGAATGTTTATCTTAGTGGCCGAGTCTGGCACGTTGACCCCGTTAATCCGAGGCCATATCCACATCTGGTCAACACCCGCTACTGTTTTATCTATCTGAGCCGAGAACTGAAAGTTATAAACCCCAGTGTTGTTGACGTAGATTTTCGACGTTGGGGTACCGCGAGTCACCTGAAACTCAGACACGACTGAGTTGTATCTAAACAAATTGACCTGATTGGCTACTGGGTTTGTCTGCGTCGTAGTGTCGTAGTACGAAGCATGTGCGGTAGGCGAGTTGATGCGGTTTGAAAGTTGGGTAAAGAAGAGGCGCAGGACGTTGTTGAACTGCTCCATACCTCGCTGATCGTACTCACGCAGAGCAACCGGAAGGTTCGGCGGAACTACGTTACGAGGTACAGTCATTACCGACGCCCATCCGGTCGCATATCCAGACGCATCGCACCCATCTGCCACGCCACGCCAAGCGCAGTCGAGGCTATCCGGAAGGCAATCTGCCTACCTCTGATACGGGTGAAGACCTGATCCGTGTACCGCTCAATCGGTAGAACCACCGTAGCCTGCACTGCATCCGTATCGCCCGTGCCATAAGCCGCGCCGGGATAGTTGTGCGGAGTCACAGTCAGGTCTACTGCCGGGGTCGATGTTGAAGAACCCAAGAACTTAACGTCCGGAATGATGCGCGAAACAAACGCAAAGTGTTCGCCGTCACCGATAGCAAAGTCAGACGACTCAATAAACGCCGTAATCGGCTCTGCTTCACCGGTCGAGACATCATCCCAACCGACTTCGTGGAACATCACTTGGTTCGGTGCAGGTAGCGTAACCAACGTATATGCAGTATGTGAGGCAGCCACAGTAGCGTTAGCGCCGCGTACGCAGCCAGTAAGAGTGTTGTTTGTTTTGCCGGTGTAAGTAATTTCTTCAGAGTCGATGGCAATCGTGCCAGCATTGGGATACGACGAAGCATTGATGAGCGATATAGTAGTGACAGACGAATTGATATCCGTGTCGAGATAAGACTCTTGAATGCTGAACGAAAGCTGCGGGAACTCACGAATTGTCTGCCGAGCAAACGCCGTTCGCATCAACGACCCGTATGCCCATACTTGATCTAAATAGTTGTACGTCACATACAGGCTATTCGTATTGCTGCCCGTACCGGGATAGAACCACCAGATTTCACTGAAGGCTTCGTTGTTACCGCAGACAACTTGGGCAATCTGTTCTCGGTTCAATGTACTAAACACGTGCTGACGCAACGTGCAGGGCAACGTATTTACACGACCGTCGTACACGAAGAACTTGTCCGTACCCATCCAGTACGTCGCGTTGTTGACCGAGATGACAGAGTTTGGTGACGCAACCGAAATGTCTTCGTCAAGGATGGTGAAGCCCCACACAAACGGAGGCCCAAGGTACTGCATCGAATAGATCGACGTATCTGTTAATACCAAGATTTCCTGACGGGTACCGACCGCAGCGACAACTTCAGACCCGCTTGATAAGCGTTGTTCACCCGACTGGTTTGTAACTTCCGGCACCCATTCCCACGGATTGTCTTGGTCAGACCAACGAACAAGTAGCGGATCAAACGCGGTATTGAAATCAGTCGGATCGTACGGGTTAGCACCCATCGCAATCGTGAAGTCGTTGACCGGCGAACTGATGATGAGATTCGTCTCATTTGGCACATGCCGACCAGCGTAGCTAAACGACACAGAACTCAAAGTGCCCGACGCTGTAGTGGCCGCAGAGAGCAGAACACTCGTACTACCGTTCCAATCCTCATCAACATAAGTGCCAGAGGGTATGCCGCTACCCGTTACGACCGCGCCCGTATTGATACCCGTCGCATCAGCAACAGTAATAGTGAGAGTGCTGGCTGCAAATGTTGCCGTGGTGCTGGTCTTGACGATGGAGTTGGCTTTAGACTCTAGGCTGATGGCACGTGCCCAAGTCGAAGTGTCCTTCGTCCAGTAGAAAATCTCGCCTGAACGCTCCGCAAAAATCAGGTCATCGCCGTAGTTAAACTGCGACCAAAGACGCAGCGGAATGCCCTGCGGATTAGCCGAACCCCAACCGCCATAACCCCACGGAGGACCGCCCCAACCAACTTGAGTTGTGTATACAGCAGGGCCAGCATTGATTTGATAATTAGCAACGACTAGTGAACCGCCACCCGTAACAGAACTTGTAGCCGCACTTGGAGCAATGATCGTAAACGTATTGGCACTAGGCACTGAAATAACTTCAAATTCGCCATTCAAGACGAGACTCATGCCACCGCCTGTGAGCGCCGTAGCGCCAGAAAAAGTGACGTAAGAGCCGATTGAAGTGCCGTGCGCCGTGGCGCTAACAAATACAGATTTGCTACTCGATGTCGTCGTGAACGGATTCTGAGTCAGTGTGACCGAGGCTGCACGAAGCGGGGTGATGTCGTAGTAGGCACCACCTAATTCCACGTAATACTTCTGATTTGTGCCAACACCCAGCAGGTTCTGAGAAGTCAGCGTCACCCAGTTCCAGAGTGCACGGGCAACGCCTTTAAACGTCGAGCCAGCAATCGAACTGATATTGACCCAACCGCCAATCTTTTGGGTAAAGCCGCCACGGAACCGTATCTTTTCGGATACAAAAAAGCCGCCTTCGTTGGCGTAGTTAGTGATCTCTCGGTTGACACCGGATCTAAATACAACCTTCTGAATTGGCATCAAACTACTCCCGAGAGATACAACGCCCGTTCGTCGTTGCGCCTTTTTACCAGCCCCGGCAGGACTCTACCACCCGCCTTCGTCCACTTCAGAAACTCATCAGCCGCTTCCTCAAAGTCACCCCGGTTTGTCTTCATCCGAAGGGAAGAGCGTTGGAGATTGCCAAGACCCACGTTGAAGGCAAAACTAACGAGAGAATCGAAGACTCCCTGATTGCCAGCAGCAGCAGGGCAAAGTCGAACCACACCACGCTCAAACCGACGAAGGTCTTGAGAAAGTATCCCGTCCACCTCGTCCATCGTGAGAACCCGGTCCCAGCCTGCGGGTATCGGTAGATTCTTGCGCTCCTCATACTTCACCGTAGCGTGAGCGGGGTCAATCACATGGCCGACACCGACAGTCCACAAGAGGGCAGGGCAGCGGTAAGGCTTGGTCCGTACCCCCTCGTGATGTTTGATCATGTCGATGGCAGCCTTGGAGACTTTCACTTCTTAGCGAACGCTTGCGTGCCGAACCAAAAGGCTATGATTGACGACAGTATGAGCATCTCGTCATCCGAGAATACTTCAGCCATCGCAGCGGCAAACGGCACACCCGTGTTGTAGGCATACCAAACACCCGCAATGTTGATAGCAACGAGTTCCAACACGAAGATGTAAGTCACGACCGGACGGACCGAAGCGCGAAGATTGATCATCCACTGACTCGCGCCTTTGCCAATCTCCATGTCGTGCTGATACAGGGCTTGGCGTTCCTCACCTGCCGTCTGAGTTTGAATTTGCTCTAACTTGATCTCTTCGACCCGCGCCTGAGCAATGAACCCACGCTCAGCCAGCGCCAACTCACGCTCCTTCTGGGCAGCGACCAAGGCCAACTCGTGTTTCTTATCCTGTCGGTCTTGGAAAATTTGCAGGATCTTGGGCAGCCCACCCGCGAGAAAGGACAGAAAGGTTGAGATCATCGTCATCATGGGTGCGTCCTCTTGTACTCATCGAACTCGGCTTTGAGTTCTTGAATGGCTTTGATCAGTGGGGCGATGAACTCACCATATCTCAATGTCACACGGTCATCGCCGCCTGTAATTTTGAAGTCTTGATACCCACCAAAGTCGGTACCCATCGCATCCATGACTGCTTTCACTTCTTGGGCAATCAAACCCTGATGGAGGCGGTTGCGTTTATGCGTTCCGTCGTGAGTCAAGTTGGCAAGTTTGCTGGCTTCGTGCCATGCATCCCATTCTGCTTTAGGAGCATCAACAGCAGGTTTGGGTGGGCGGTAGTCTTCACGGTAATCCCAACGGTACATCACCGGGCGCAAAGCCATGATGAAGTTCAAACCAAGGTTGGTATTTTGAACGTCTGCCTTATCACGGATGTCAGAAGCACGGGGAACCACATCTCCGTAAGAATAGGAAGTCGTGTTTGTATCGCCTAGTTGAAGTTCATTGTTGTTAATGCAAACAGCGCCAGCACCGAGACAAGTGATACCACTGAAATTGCCAGTAATACCTGCATCAAATCCAAGGAAAGTGGATTCAATTTTGGCACTTGTAATACCCCAACCGCTCTCGGCACCTACAAAAGTACAGGTATCGCTAGTAGTGGCGTTTTTACCCGCTTGCCAACCAATAGCGGTGTTATATCCGTTACCGGTTGTGTTACCAAGAAGCGCCCCGTAGCCGACAGCAGTGGCAGCACTTGCACTAGTTGCAGCAGTTAGAGCGTCTACGCCAACAGCAACATTTTGAGTTGCTGAAGTAAATGAATCCCCCGCTGCTACACCGTAAGTGGTGTTACTAGAGCCGGTTGTACCAATTACGCTACTCGCGCTAATAGTGATAGACCCAGCACCGTTAGTAATAGTGACATTAGTGCCAGCAGTTAAAGTCGCAAGAGACAACCCAGAGCCGTTACCAATTAGCAGTTGCCCGTTAGTGGCAGACGTAGCTGTGGATATATAAGTCGTCGCTTCAACAATATCTGTACCATTAGATACAAGGATTTGTTTAGAACCTTTCGGAACCGCCACACCGGTCTGACCAGCCACTTTCATCGTGATCGTGCCGGATGAGCAGTTGTTGTAGACGAAGTAGAGTTTCTTGTTGGACGGGACAATGACCGTGCTGCCGTTCCCAGTGAACTCCAAGTACATGTTCCGGGCTACGCCGGTCGCACCATTGGGTATGGTCAGGGTCAGAGTGACTCCGGAAGTTAGGGCTTGGGTTTCATACCCGGAAATGGCCTGCTCGACCAAAGTTCCCAAGTTGGTGTTGGTGGTATTGCCCCACGTACCGGCTTGATCGCCAGTTCCGATGAGTTCCAATGCCAAGTTGGTGCTGTATGTACTAGCCATGTTTAAGCCTCTACGCCGCTATTGGCGTCCAAATATCTGTATCGCCCGTACTAATCGGTGTCCAAGTTGACGCTGACGGGTCAGGAATTGGCGTCCACGGCCCGGTCGGGACAGGCACGATATTACCCCAAACAGTGACTTGCCCCACGGTTCCCACTGCCGACACGCCCGTGACGAAGACAGTGGCTCCAGCCGAGACTGCAACCGTACCGACCTGACCTGTGGCCGACACCCCAGTGACCGGGACAACAATCTCAATGAAGATTGAGACATTGCCAAGTTCGCCTGTTGCCTCAACCCCGGTAAGGGTGACATTGGCTGCACCTGTGGCAGTAACCGTACCGACCGCGCCTGAAGCCTGAACCCCCGTAACAGGAGCATTGGCATCGGCAGCGACAGCAACCGTTCCGACTTCGCCCGTGCCTTCAACGCCGGTAAGAAAGATCGTGGCAGTGCCTGTGACCTCGACCGTGCCAGTCTGCCCGTTGGCTTCGACTCCCGTGACGGGAACATTGGCTTCGCCAAAGACAAAGACTGTTCCAATCTGCCCGTTAGCCTCGACACCATTAACGAGGGTGTTGGCAGCAGCGACGACAAGAACCGTACCGACAAAACCATTGCCCTGTACCCCCGTGACAACAACCGCCCCTTCCCCCAGTGCGGAGAATGGCGCTGCTGAAAGAGGTACAAAGCCGAGCATCGGCTTAGATCGTCAGCGAACCTGCGCTCGGAACTTCAACCCACGACTGCGTGGCTTCGTCCCATGAGTACATCTTGCCATCTTGCGGCATCGGTACAGGGGCTTCCCACTGCGCGGTATTGCTGTTCAGAACCCACGACGGATATGGCTTCGGCGGAACAAATGCGTCGATACCAGCATCGTAGGTGAAGCCGATACCTGCATAGTTCTTGCGAATGTTGCCGTTGTAGGAAGTCTGTTTCCAGTTCCCACCCAGCAAACGCTGGCAGAGCGCCACGCCAATGCTCTCGACTTCGTTGCCGTTAGCGTCAGCCGTATCCTTGTTGGCTACGACGATGACTCGCAGCACAACATTGTTATCATCAATTTCAGCAAAGTGAGCCATGTTTAATCCCTCAAATGTAAACCGGTTAGAGATTTTTCATCCCCAACGTAACCAACAGGAAACGTGTTAAACGACAAACTGATCCGGGTGTCTTCGCCCTGCACGGTCTGAACCATGTGCGTGAGGCTAGACGGGAACAGGATCAACTCTTTTGCAACTGCTTCAAACCACCAAGACTCGGAGTTGTACAAGTTCCAGTTCTCGGTCGGCAGGCTGATCTGCTTGTAGCCATCCTTGTAGAAATAGATCTTGTCCGATTCTTTGTTGGCCTTGATGTACAGCACACCAGAGACAAAAGAGTTTGGATGAGCGTGTTTGTGATGCCACTGTCCGGGCTTGGTGTAGTTCAACCAAGACTGCGTGATCCGAAGGTTTACATCCTTGCTCGGGGCATGGATCTCCTTCAGGTACGTCGCAACAGATGCCTCACAAAAATCGCTCAAGCCCTTCAACTCAATGTTGTTGAAGACGTAGTTATCGTCGCTAGTCGTGTTGCCTTCGTTGTTGTGCTGGGGTTGTTTCAACACAAACTCCAACTCCCGCTCCGTGAACTCACGGTCGAGGTTGAACCGGGCAACCGGTGTTGGGAATATCCCGTGCAGAATCATGCAGCCGCCTGTTCGATTTGCTTCACATAATCATCAAAGGCTTTCTGCTGCTCGGGCAACAGGATCGTGGGAACTGCATCTTCCAGTTCTTTGATCTTTTCAATCGTGAACATGATCTCTTCCCACGAGGGTTTCGGACGCGGATCTTCCCATCGCGTGATCTCACGATTGCTGATTTCCCACTTCGCACCCGGACGAAGCAAGTGCATCGCAGTGTCAATACCCATGATTTGATACGCTTTCATTAGAAATTCACCTTGAGAATTACGATACCTGAACCACCGGAGCCACCATTAGCCCCCGTACTTACATAACCGCTACCCCCACCACCGCCACCCGTGTTGGCCGTACCGTTACCTCCAACGCTATCGCCGGATGTTCCAGCACCGCCACCTCCCGCCCCAGCCTCGGGAATTGCACCGCCACGACTTCCTGCTGCGCCACCGCCAGCATAAGTTACTGACGAACCAGAGATTGACGACACGGTGCCATCGCCACCATATCCTTGCCCATCCGTGTTGCCAGCCTCACCCGCGCCACCGCCGCCACCAGCATAGTAATTTGGCGCTGCGTCTTGGCTAGAACCACCGTTGTTGCCTTGACTTGGCGAAGTGCTTGGAGTGTTGCCGTTGCCGCCCGAAATAACGCCCGGCGAGTTGTGGCCACCGCCGCCGCCAGAACCGCCGTTACCTCCTGATGCGGCTGGGTTGCTGCCGCTACCGTATCCACCGCCTGTGGAGGTAATGGTGCTAAATACGGAATTGCCGCCTTGTGATCCGCTAGTGCCAGATGGGCCGCTTGCCGTTCCTCCAGCGCCACCAGCGCCTACGGTAATGGTGTAAGAAGTTCCGGCAGTTACAGAAAGCCCGGTTCCAGTCCTAAAGCCACCAGCGCCTCCAGCACCACCTTGGCGACCGCCAGCCCCACCACCACCGGCTACAACCAAATAATCCACGCTCACCGCACCCGTAGGTGCAGTCCACGATTGCGTCGAAGTGAAGGTGTAAAGCAGGTAGTTCCCAAAGTTCAACTTCAGGATGACTACGCCGGAACCGCCATTAGCACCCGGAGAAGATTTACCACCGCCGCCGCCACCAGTATTTGCAGTTCCAGCATTACTTGCTGCACCGCCACCGCCAGCGCCACCACTGCCATTAGTAGCAGTATCACCGATACCACCTCCGCCACCAGCATAAGTTACTGATGAGCCGGAAATAGACGAGGCAGTTCCATTACCGCCATTTCCTGAAAAACCGGGCGTACTGTTTTGTGAACCATCTGTTCCGGCTGCTGATGCACCGCCACCGCCACCGGCGACAGAATAGACACCAGCCTTGTGATAGCCAGCACCGCCGTTATTTCCTTGAGATGGGAAAACACTGGGCGTATTACCTGCTCCACCGGGGTTACTGCCGTTAGGTGCGCCACGCGCTCCACCGCCACCAGAGCCGCCGCTCGGAGCCGCTGTTGCGTCGTTTTGCGCTTGGTTACCTCCGCCACCGCCGGTTGAGGTAATGGTTGAGAACACTGAATTAGACCCGGAGCCACCAATACCGGTAGTTCCAGCGCCACCTGCGCCAACCGTAATCGTGTAATTTGCACCCGGTGTAACAGTCAAAGCCGTTCCGGTACGGAATCCACCGGCACCGCCACCGCCGCCAACTAATGGGTAAGAAGGATTTGTGTTGGTCCCACCAGCACCACCTCCCGCAACCACGAGGTAGTCCACGCTCGTCACGCCAGCAGGCATCACAAAGTTGGTGGTTGAGTTGAACGTCAGGATTGAAGCAGTACCCAGTGTGTACTTGATGAGGACGATGCCGGAGCCGCCCACGCCGCCTGCATTGCCGCCGCCGCCACCACCGCCTGCGCCACCGCCAGTATTTGCAGTTCCAGAAGCACCTATATTTCCATTTGTGCCGCCGTTACCGCCACCGCCAGAACCACCTGTTCCTCCAGTAACGTACCCACCGCCACCGCCACCGCCCGCGTAAGTTACGGAGCCGCCAGAAATTGATGATGCTGTGCCAGCACCACCATTGCCACCAACTTGGCTAACAGGAGCGTTGCCAGAACCGTTACCACCAACGGCATTAGCCCCACCACCGCCTCCGCCGCCATTATTTCCTGAAACAGTTCCGTTTCCGCCATTGTTACCTTGCGATGGTGATGTGCTAGGAGTATTGCCTGATCCCCCAGTGGTATTTCCTATTCCCCATCCACCTCCACCACCAGAGCCACCATTGCCGCCATTAGAAGGAGCGCCGCCACCAGACCCGCCGCCATCTGCGGTAATTGTAGAAAATACAGAGTTTGATCCTTGAGCGCCTGATGCGTAAGTTGGTGCGCCTGTACTGCCAGCAGCGCCACCGCCGCCAACCGTAATGGTGTAAGACGTACCGGCAGTTACGCTAAACCCGGTACCAGTTCGGAACCCACCGGCACCGCCGCCGCCGCCGTTATTTCCACCACCGCCACCACCCGCAACAACGAGATACTCAACCTCGCTCACACCAGTCGGCGGAACAAAGATTCCGGATGCAGTGAAAGACTGAACTACGGTCTGAACAGGGACTGCGTAGCGAAGAATGACGATGCCGGAGCCGCCAGCAAATTGAGAGCCACCGCCACCGCCCGTATTGATCGTTCCCGCCGTTCCCGGCGCAGACGGAACGCTTAAGCCGTTACCACCACCGCCAGCACCGCCTGTACCACCTGTGCCGCCGGGCGAGACACTTGAGATTCCACCGCCACCACCAGCATAAGTTACAGAGGTCCCAGTAATAGTTGAGGCAGTCCCAGCACCGCCGTTACCACCGTTATTGCCAGAAGCATTTGAGCCGACAGCAGACGCGCCACCACCTCCGCCGCCACCAAGACTTGCGCCTAATCCGTTACCGCCGCTGTTTCCTTGGGACGGACTGGCCGAAGGAGTATTGCCTGCTCCTCCTACACCTATTGTTGGCGCGCCATCTCCACAGCCGCCACCGCCAGATCCGCCTGCAACGCCAGCGGTTTGCCCAACAGCGTTTCTGCCGCCTCCGCCGCCACCTGCGGAAGTAACTGTTGAGAACGTAGAGTCCCCACCAGAACCGCCTCGGCTACTGCTTCCTGCGGTTCCACCAGCACCAACAGTAATGGTGTAATTAGTGCCAGCGGTTACAGCGAATCCAGTACCTGTTCTAAAACCACCGGCTCCGCCACCTCCAGCAACATTATCTCCACCACCACCGCCACCAGCAACGACAAGGTATTCAACCTCGGTCACGCCAGTAGGAGCCACCCACGAGCCTGAAGTCGTGAAGGTTTTGACTTCAACATATCTAGTGCCGACGACACGCGCCAGCAAAAGCATCATGATGCCGGACATTAGGTGACGTTCCCCGTAACAACCACGGCTGAAGCAGACAAGAATAACAGTGTCGCCAGACCCCGAGTTGCCAGAGTCATCGTGGCTTTGTCGGAATCAGTTCCCGCAATGTAAGCCGTCGTGATGCTCATGGTCAGTGTGACGTTACCGGATGTGTTGTTATAGATAGAGACAGCGTTGCCTGCACTGAACACATCATTGACGACCGTGATACTGCCGCTGGTTCCGACCGTGACATACTCACCGATATCAGAGATGGTGAGGGTATAGGCCGTTGTTTTCTCTGAACCGGCTGATGGGATGTTGCGAAGATTGCCAACCGAGTCAGATAAGTTAGAGATGACAACAGACTGACCCGACCCGATTGAAATGGCCGTTGCACCGCCTGTCTGAATGTTTAACTCAGATGTTGAATCTGCGGTCGATACGATCCCGTTTTGGGCATTGATTACGTTAGCCATTTCAAAACCTCAAACCTTTAATAGTTTACTTTTAGGATCACGATACCGGAACCACCTGCACCGCCACTTACGGCACTAGGTCCAACAATGCCAGCCCCGCCACCGCCACCGCCGGTATTAGCAGTAGCAGCACTACCATTTGTTCCATAGCCACCGTTTGCACCGCCACCAGCACCACCTGTTCCAGCAGTACCCGGAGATGGAGTGTATGGAGGAGCAGATACGCCGCCGCCACCTCCACCAGCATAAGTGACACTACCGCCAGAAATACTAGAGGCTGTTCCAGCACCGCCGTTTCCGCCAGTCGTAGTGCCACCATTTCCACCAGCAGCACTTGCACCGCCACCAGCACCGCCGCCATAACTTGGAGCACCGCCGCTTATTCCACCGTTGTTGCCTTGAGAGGGGGAAACAGACGGAGTATTGCCAGCACCGCCCGAAGGCTGACCGTACGCTCCGCCACCAGAGCCGCCGGACTTAACATTATTAGCAGGGCTGGCTTGATCGCCACCGCCACCTCCACCGCCTCCGGCAGAAGTAATAGTGCTGAATACCGAATTCGATCCAGATGTACCTGAAGTAATTGACGGCGCAGTAGAGCCTGTTCCGCCTCCGCCAACGGTAATGGTGTATTCAGTTCCGCCTGTGATACTTAATCCAGTACCAGTACGGAATCCCCCTGCGCCTCCGCCACCACTAGATGCGCCTGTACTTCCTGCGCCACCACCGCCACCACCACCCGCAACAACGAGATAGTCAACACTGACAGCATTGGCAGGGGCTATCCATTTCTGCGTAGATTTAAATGTGAATATGGTTGTAGTAACTGGAGCAGTGTATTTGAGGACAACAATACCGGAGCCGCCCTTGCCGCCAGCACCCGCAGTCGGGGCGGTGTTATATCCGCCACCACCACCACCACCACCAGTATTAGCGGCACCATCAACGCCGTTAGGCGATACGCTGGCACCGCCAGTTCCGCCGCCGCCTGAACCACCACTCGTTGCGGTTGAAATATTAGTTCCACTACCGCCGCCGCCTGAATACGTTACAGACGATCCAGAAATAGACGAGGCAGTTCCATTTCCGCCATTCCCGTTGCCGGGAGATGTATTGTAATTATTTCCTGCTGCGCTGGCTCCACCGCCGCCGCCACCATACCAAGTAGAAGGGTTGGATTTACCGCCTGTGCCGCCATTATTGCCTTGAGACGGAACCGTTGAGGGTGTGTTTCCAGACCCAGCAGTAGTATTGCCTGTATCTACTGAGCCGCCCCCACCGCCTGATCCACCGTTACTGCCATTTGTTCCCAACCCTCCCGCATAACCTCCGCCGTATCCACCGCCAGTTGAGGTAATAGTGCTAAATACAGAATTGTTCCCAGAAGTTCCATTTTTTGAAGCCGCTGTAGACGCGTCAACGCCCGGTCCACCATTTCCGCCAGCGCCTACCGTAACGGTGTAATCTGTTCCCGCCGTGACCGACAATCCTGTACCGGTTCGGAATCCTCCCGCACCGCCACCTCCGCCAATGACGCCGCCACCACCCGCGCCACCCGCGACGACAAGGTACTCAACCTCAGTTACATCTGCTGGAGCCGTCCACGTTCCTGTGGCAAGGAAGGTTTGAATAATCGTGACTGTCGGAAAAGGCCAAGTTCCTGCTGAACGATAGGGAAGAATCTGGCTCATCAACCAGACTCCCTTCGCAGAACTTGAGTTAACTGTAGGCGCAGCCGCTCGTATGACTCCGCCTGTATATCGCAGGGTCATTAGTTGATCTCTTCCCAAGAAGCGACAACAACAAGATCACTGGCCGTACCAGCCGTCGCACCAATAGACTGATCTTCCTTCAAGTAGATCGAAGTGTTCTTGTCGATAACAACCAACGTTGCATCAGCAGGAACAGATACTGTGGAAGCCAGAGCGTAAGCCGTGCCGCCTAGGTCATCCTGACTGTAGACATTGATCGAAATATCTGCCGCGCTTGTACCGTCCACGTTCGCCACAATGATGCTATTGATCTTGAAGACCTTGCCGCTAGATGCAGCGTTGTTCACGATAGCCGTTGCGTTCGTGGTAGATAGTGATGTCAGTGAGTTGTTCCCGTAGATTGCGGAAACGCTGACAATGTTTGGATTCGCCATCTCATCAACCTCCGAACACAATCGACATTGCGATTGCCTTTCCAACCGTTGCTATCGTACCGGCACCGCTGCCAGACGCTTGATTCAAAACTACCCAAGTCTGTCCTGCTGGAACCGTGACGTTGTAACCCGACGCAATAGTGACAGGTCCAACACTCAAACCGTTCTTGCCAGTGCTGATGGTGTAGTTTTCGCTTATCGTGATTTCCGACTCTAAGATCGGACCATCCGCAGCCGTCGAAGAAATCGTGAAACTAGGATATCCGCCACCAACTGTGATTCCGGTTCCCGCCGATATAGCGACTGTTTGATCCGGAGCCGTGTTGGTGATGGTGATCGAACCCGGCGCGTTAGCAACGCTAATTCCGGTGCCAAACTTAAGAGTGTTTAAACTAAAACCTGATCCATTGCCGGTCAGTAACTGACCGTCGGTAGGCGTTGACCCCGTTCCCGTACCACCATTTGCCACTGCAACCGGAGTCTGCAATGAGATTGTGGTGTTGGTGATATCAATCCCGGTTCCAGCCTGATACACCTGAGATTGGCTAAACTCGGCAAAGGTAATATTGGTTGAGCCGAAGACAATAATTCCCGGCGTATTACAGACGTAAGCAGCGCCCTTCTGAGACGTACCGCCTGAAACGAAGAAATAACTACCTTCGTCAAGCGAGTTAGATCCACCTTCACCGTAAGTGTCAGCGTCATCGGAACGGGTCATGACGTATTGGGTAGACCCATTGCCTACCGTCGTAACAACGTAGATGCCGTTACCAATTTGGTTCGTGCAGTCCTTGATCAAAACACGCTGCGCGGCTTCAGCCACCGTGCTGTCAATGACCAAGGTTCCGTTGGCCGTAGCCGTCAGAGTTGCACTGACACCCGCCGTGCCGTTGTTGTAAGTATCCGTTCGTCCAGTACTGGCTGGAGTCGCCAAGACAACATTAGTGTGAACGTGGATCGCAGCGGCGGCTAAGTTATCTACATATTCTCTATTTGCCGCATCAGTAGCCGCTTCAGGTGCAGCGACGTTTGTAATCCTGCCGGATGAAGCACTGATCGTACCTGACTGCGTGAAGAAGACCGACTTGCCAGCAGGATAGGTGACAAAGACCTGCTTCGTTCCTGCGGAGAAAGTGACCTTGGCTCCGCTTGCACTAGAGGCTAAGACCGTATCACGAGAAAGCGTATCGCCTACCGAGGTGTAGGTTCCAATACCCACTTCCCACTCAGAGCCACCTTCAAGGGCTATGGTGTAGTAGGTTTGGTTTCCGTTACCAACGCCAGTCGAAAAGCCTTGATAGCCGACACTCGCACCGGCAAGCGAAATGGTTCCACTACCACTGGTAGTAGAAGTCTCTAGGACGCGATCCGCAAGTACGAGGGCCATTTAAACCCCCGATTAGGCAATACGCAGGATCGCGGTCGAAGCAGCGGCAGCGGGGAATTGGATCGTGAAGTTGCCAGCGGTGGAAGTCTTGTCACTGCCAAACGCCAGAACCGCAACAGCCTTGTTACCCTGAGTCGCGTTGTAGATCAAAGCACCGTTGGCCGTGATCGTCGCGCTCGAAAAGGTCAAATCATCGAAGTCGATGAAAGCCGTCGTGCTGCTAGAAGTCGGCACCTGCGAGATCGTCAGAGTCAGCCCACCCGCCGTGTAGTTTGTACCAGACGATGAAACCTCGTTGGAGGTCGTATACGCCGTGGTCGAAGCATCAAGCGTTGCCGAGGAAGTGTAGAGCGCAAGTTTAAACGTATCCGCAGCCGCCGAAGCGCGAATAACACCTGAACCGAAATTGTGGACGCCCTCAAGGATTTGAACCTTGAACGACGTAACCATCGCTTGTGAAATAGCCATTAGAGGTCTCCAATTAAGTGTGCGATTTCCGCATAGCCCTGTTTATCTAACTTCTTGCATATCGTCTCACGTTCAGCCGTTTGAGCCTCAGTGAGGTATTTTACCAGCCAATAGTGCAGGGCTTCCTTCGTATCTACGCGAAGAATACGGTTAGCCGCACGCTCCGCAATCTCTTCTACAGTGTGTTCCCGATGATTAGTCGTCTGCACCAGAACCTGCCCAACTTGTGTGTCTGCACTAAACATCACGTAGTCACCGGCATTCTAGCTTGACCCGAGCGGTAAGCATCCTGACGGTTCAAGCCGTCACCCAGTCTCATCAACTGTTGGATCGCTTCCTGATACTTCTGCTCGTAGTACTGCATCATGTCCTGCTCACCCTTGAGGTAGATGTACGCCTCGCGCAGTGATCCGTAGAGCAGAACAGTTTCAAAGTTATCACCGACCCACGACGTACCCGCGCCAACAATCGACGCCGGGTAGTAGTAATAGTGCAGTTCAGCCGTATACGCGATATCTGGCGCAGGGCCGATAATCATCGTGTTGTCATCCCAGATCGCGTAATACTTGGGTAACCCAGTATCGTCTGCATCCGGGTACGCCTGACGAATATAGTTCACATCCTTATTCAGCAGGTATGTGTATTCGTTATTGGACGGGTTGAACACCGCCAAGGAAAACGTCGAAAGCCAGTCAGACGGGAGGGCCATGTACTTGTTCCCAATCGACATCGTGGCAGTCGAGTTCTTACGGATTGCCGGGATCTGAACGGAGTTATAAATCCGCTCTTCAGCTAACTGCACAAAAGTCGGGATATTCGCCACGAAAGAAGTTTCCGTGGACTGAACGTAGTCCTGAATCAGTGTAGAAAGCTGAGAGTAATTCACGGCGACCAGCCTGACCTGTACTTAGCGTTGTTCTCAAGGTTGATCTGCGATACGAACTTTTTGCCCTTCGTAGCAGCACCAGCACCCT